GAAGCTGAAGACGATCGCGACCTTCACCGGCGACGGCACCACGCAAAACTTCAACTTGCCCTCCAACTACAAAAGGATGCTGCTGACGGCCAATGTCTGGCTGTCAACCACGCCGAACCATCCGATGCGGTTCGTGCCCGATCTCGACGTGTGGATGCAGCGCCGCACCCTGAACCGCAACGACCCGTGGGGAGAATGGACGATGGTTGGCGGCCAGATGCTGATCTTTCCGATCATGGGCGTCGGTGTTACCGGGACGTTCGCCTATCTCGACAAGAACTGCATCAACCTCACCTCTGGCGGAAGAGGCGACAGCTTCATGGCTGACGGCGACAGTTTTGCGCTGGACGAACGTGTCCTGAAGCTGGGCATGACGTGGCAGTGGAAAGCACAGAAGGGAAGTGCCTACTCCGAAGACATGTCTACCTACGGCGATGCGCTGACCTATGCGATGGGCCACGACAGCCCGTCGCCGACCATTGTGGGAAGCCTGCCGTCTTCCGCAGCCCCCAATGTAGCCTATCCCTATCCGGTGCCGACGCCGTGATTATTGCGAGGGCAAAATCGTGAGCCAGCATCAGGCGCTTCGACGGGTGGCGGTGCCGGGGCAGGTCGCGCAGCAGATGCAGACCACCACGCTGCCCGCGCCGACGCGCGGCATCGTGCAGAACGAGAACGAGAGTTTCATGTCGCCGGGCGGCGCGCTGGTCTGCGACAACTGGGCACCGACCATGAAGGGCGTCAAGCTGCGCGGCGGCTGCGTCCGCTGGTGCGTGCTGCCCGAGACCACGCCGGTCATTTCCGGGTTCGAATATGCATCCGGTAACGTCCAGAAGATGTTCGCGGGCAACGCCACCAAACTCTACGACGTGAGTGCGACGACGCCCGTTCTGGTGAAGTCGGGCCAGCTATCCGGCAACTACTGCGCCAGCCAACTCGCCAACCAAAGCGGCGGCGACTATTTGATGGTGGTCAACGACGCCGGGGATTATCCGCTGCGCTACGACGGCACGACGTGGACTGTGCTGAACGCGGGCCAGATCACCGGGCCAGCCGGAACGTCCGTCGTTGCCGGGCACAATCTCACCTACGTCTGGAAATACCGCAACCGATGGTTCTTCATCGAGGGCGGCAGCATGAACGCCTACTATTTGCCGCTGAACGCCATTCAGGGCGCGCTGTCGGCGATCCCGCTGTCCGGGGCCGCGACCAAAGGCGGCAAATTGTTGTTTGGTGCGACGTGGAGTGTGGACGCAGGCGACGGCATTGACGACAAATGCGTGTTTGTCACCGATCAGGGCGAACTCCTGATCTTCACCGGCAGCAATCCCTCCGATAGCGCCAACTGGCGGCAGGAAGGCCGATACCAAGTACCGGCCCCGATGGGGATGAACGCCCACATGGCGATGGGCGGCGACATGCTGATTGCAACGGTGGCGGGCATCGTGCCGATCTCGGCGTCGATCTCCAAAACCCCGGAACAACTCGAACTCGCCGCCATCACGCTGACGATCAAGCCGATGTGGCGCGACGAGGTCAACGCCAAGCGATCGTGGGCGTGGACCATGAAGAACTGGGAAGAGTACGGCGGCATCTTCGTGACGTGGCCGGGCGGCAATCCCGGCAACCAGTATTGCGCGGTGGTCAATGCCGCGACCGGAGCGTGGTGCCGCTTCGTCGGTTACGACGCCACCTGCTTCATGCGCGTTCGCGGCGACATGTTTTTCGGGACGCAAACCGGGATCATCATGCAGGCCGACCGCACCGGTCTGGACGACGGCTTGCCCTATACGGCGGTTCTGGTGGGCGGCTGGGAGATGTTCCAAAGCCCGTCGCAGACCATCACATGGCGGCAGGCGAGGGCGTCGTTCTCCGCATCCAACGGCCAACCGTTCCAGCCGCAACTCTCGGCGACCGTGGACTATGTCGTCACATTGCCGACGCCGCCGCCGCCGGGCGTCGATCCGGGGATCGCCGATGTCTGGGATCAGGGCCATTGGGGACCGGACATGGGCGGGCCGCCGCCGCCGGTCCCGACCGCCCCGCAACGCGCGCAATACGCCCAGTGGGATCAGGCCGCGCCCGGCAAGCCCGTGGTGAGAAACACCGGCTGGGTTTCCATCGGGATGACCGGCTACACCCATGCGCCGATCGTGCAGGTGACGGTGGCGCAGCAGGCCAAGCCGATCGTGGAATTGATCTCGATTGCCGCGACGTTCGAGCGTTGCGGCATCAACGTCTGAGTTATCGCAAGGGCGAAACTGAGGGAAGCAATGGCACAGCCATATGATCCGACCGGCGCGCTGGGCGGCCTGTTCGCGCCCGCCTACATCCACGGCAACCCGCAAGCCGAAGCGGCGGTCGCCGACTGGACGGCGCGGCATTCCACCGCCACCAACGACGTGATCAACGCCTCGCGCGCGCCCGCAACCTTCGGTACCGGCAATGCCGCAGGTGCGGTCGATGTCAACGCGCTGGTCGCATCCGCGCAGGGCGGCACCTACGATCCCGGCCCGCGACGCGATGCCATTGCGGCGCAGATCGTCGCGCAGCCCGCGCCCAGTGGCTACACGCCCAAATATCTGCCCGGCGGCGGTCTCGATCCGAACGATCCGGGGAACATCGCGCAATACTATCGCCTGATGGGAGGTGGCTGATGGCTGACTTTGGCGGCATGAGCGCCGACCAGATCAATGCCTCGATGGGCTTCGGTCCCGGCGGCGTCGGCGATCAGTCGCAGGCGTTCATCAACAGCATGTACGGGCCGCAGGGCTTTGGCAGTTCTACTTACGGCATGGTTGGCGGCTATCCGTCGTTTGGCGAACCATCAGGGCCGGGAAGTGTTCATGGGCCTGATCCCAACGATCCCGCCAACATCGCGCTTTACTATCAATTGATGGGAAGAGGCGGCGGCACCGGCTACGACTACGGCAGTCTGTATCAGCCGCCCGCAACGGTAAACGACAGGTTCAGCCAGCTACCGGGTCAGCCCTACTATCCCGGCTATGCCGATAACACATTCGGTGCGGCCAACGCCCAGCAGAGCGCCGCAGCCGCCTCGCCGGATGCCGATCTGGTCGCGACCTACTACCGCCTGATGTACGGCATCGGCGCTCCGTCGCAGCAGCAGCAGATACAGACGCCGCCAGCAGGACCGGCCCCATCGCAACCCGTCTCGCAGGACTGGAACTCGTACTTCAACGGTTTTAACGCGCCGCCATCGCAGCAACGCGACAGCATCGCCACCGCATTGATGACCCAGCCGCCGCAGACATCGATGAACAATCCCAGTTCGCAGGCGCTGCTGGGCTATACGCCAAGTTATCTGCCCGGCGGTAGCCTCAATCAAAACGACCCCGGCAACATCGCGGAATACTATCGCCTGATGGGTGGTGGTGGTGGAGTTAGCAACGCTCCAGCCTATCAAGGCAATCCGTACTACTTGCCTGATCCGATGCAAGGCCAACAGTCGATCTCGCAAGGTGGCGGTCTCGGCGCGCCCGGCTTCGGTCCCTACGGCGGCTCCAGCTACTCCGGACAGCCCGGCTATGGTCTGGCGATTGGATCAGTCGGCGGCCCCAATGTCGGCGAAACTTTCGGAACGAGTGGTGGCGGCCCGATGTACGGCTATGGCGGCCTGACAGAGCAAGGCGGCGGCGACATGGGAGCGCGGTTCAGTCAGTTGATGCAGCAGGGCGGCGCGGGTGCCGTGCAAGCCGATCCGCAGTTGCAGGCCGAATACTATCGATTGATGGGAGCCAAATAGATGGCCGATCTCAGCGAACAGGACAACGCGCAGCGCGATGCGATTGCGCAGGCCTACACCCCGAAATATCTCGCCAGCGGCGGCCTCGACCAGAACGATCCCGGCAACATCGCGCAGTATTACAAATTGATGGGCGGGGGAGGTGGCGGATATTCCGCGCCAGCACAGCCTGCATGGTCACCGCCTGCACAGCCTTCTTACTCGCCGCCGCCACAGCCCCCGCCACAACAGGCGGCAGGCGGCGGCGATCTGAAGTATCTTCCGGGTGGTGGCATTGACCAGAATGATCCCGGCAACATCGCGGCCTATTATCGATTGATGGGCGGCGGCGGCGGTTATTCTCCGCAGCCTGCCGCGCCAGCCGCACCATCGGGCGGCGGCCAGTCGCAGGCTGATCTCGTCGCAATCTACAACCGGCTGATGCCGGGTGGCCGACCGGCGGGTCTGCCGCAGACCTACTCGCCGACCGGCGTCGTCGGCTTTGCGCCTGAACAGTGGCAGGCGCTGCTGCCGCAGATCGCGCAGCAGCAGGCGGCAGGCATGCCGCTGCCGTCATGGGCGACCGACGCGCTGTCACAGGACACCAGTGGAAGTCAGTTCTTCGGCGGCGGCAGTCCGCCCTCAGGTCAAGGCTTCCCGACTGAACGATTCCAACCGTTCCAGTCGCCGTCTTACGCCCCTCCTTTTGGTACTCGATTTGGCAGTCCCCAAGCCGAGATCGGTGCGCCCGGCACCTACGATCCATTCTTGTATGGCGGCGGCGGTGGCGCTGGTGGCTACCCATCCGGTTTTGGTACCGGAACGAT